CTTCCTTGCCTAGGAACGGCTTCTCGTAGAAAGACTCCCATTTTGACAGGGTGGCCAGAGAGTGCTCCAGCTCAAGCTTGTACGACTTAGCAACAACAAACTTCCTCGTCGTCTCGTCGAATCCTTCTTCCAACGGGACGATGATTGTGAGCACTCTCTGGCCTCCTTACCTGCGTCGGGACGACTAGAAGTCGCCGATGAGCCAGTCGTTGTCCGACGGCTGCGTGAACTTGTACCCGGGGTTCGGCCGGGCCTCGACCACCTTGTTCTCGGTGATGACGACCGGGCCGGGGGCCTGGGCGACGTCGTCGATGTAGTAGGTGACCCCGGCGACGGTCGGGATGGTGATGGTGTTGGTCGCGCCGTCGTAGGCGGGCTCGGTCGGCGTGGCCGTGAGGACGGTGCCGGAGAAGATGGCGTAGACCTCGGCGGGCGTCGGGAGCGACGGGTCGGTTCCCTCGGTACCGTAGAGGAACTCCTCGAGCGTGCTCAGCGCACCGGCGTCGACCTTGGTCGAGTCGACGGTGATGCTGGCCGTCGGCTTGTAGTCCTGCCCGGCGATGTTGCCGACCTCGACGGGAGTCGTGGTGAACTCCCAGCTGAACGTGATCGCCTCGGGCGAGTCGTTGACGGTGGCGTAGGCCTTCTCGGACGGGGCCGCGAGGGCGCCGTAGACGAGGTGGAGCTTGTAGCCGTGGTCCTGACCGTCCAGGTCGTTGCCGAGCTTGGTGCGGTAGGAGAGGCCGAAGGACTTCCGCCCCTGCTGTCCGAACGAGACGCCCGGGGTCGGGGTGGCCGAGCCGTCGCACTGCTCCCAGGCGAGCGGGTAGGTGAACGCCTCGATCGTGCCGCCGAACTCCTCGGCCGAGACGAGGTTCAGGTACTTGATGTTGTCCGCGTACTGCGGGTTGGACTCGGCACCCGAGGGCGACTCGGTGACGGCCGTCAGACCGTTCCAGGCGTGACCCTCGTTGTAGACGCCGGACCCGTTGGGGATGTAGAGGACACCGTGGTCGACGCCGGTCTCGTAGTACCGCTCGCCAGCCTTGTCCCACGTAAGGGCTGTCATGTGATGGTTCCCCTCAGAAATAGAGGTTGAAGACGTGGTGGTGGAGGTTGTCCGCCGTGAATATGCGATTCAGATTGGACAACGGGAGCTGAGCGATGTCGTCGGATAGGAGCATCGTGTCGTCCGGATTCCGACCGATCAGCGTCAACTGATATCGCTTGGCGCGACTGTATGGGCTGTTGTCAGCGAACTCAGTCTTTGCATTGTCCTGTGCGTAGACGATGCAGGGATAGTTCATCTGCACGTTGGAAGGGGGCTGGAAATATACGTTTCCGCTACCCAGCACCCCTTCCAGGAGTGCCTGAAGCTCAAGGCGCTTCTGGCTTGGGGCCATTGTAGACACCCCCTAGCCGCAGGAGAAGGCGGGGAGCCTGTACCTCGACCTCAGATACGGCCCACAGAGTCCCCGCCCACTCGACGTAACGAACAGCAAAGATATGTTCGTTCGCAAAAGCATCAGCAACAATGCTGATCGAATTACCAACCGAGAGGTCATTGTTGACGCTCTCACCGGCCCTGAATGCTACTGAGGTCCGAACAACATCGCCGAAGTAAATATGTTCGACGATCTGGTCCTCGTGTACGCCAGGGGCGGTCTCAACAGTTACGCCGTATCCCACCTTTCCAGAAAATCGTGTCATGACGGTTCGACCCTAGGGTCAGGAGCTCTTGCGCTTGAAGGTCCAGGAGTCCTGGGCCGTGTTGGCGAAGTGGTAGCCGGTGTCGGGAACCGCGGTGACGGTCTCGGACGCACCCGGCGCGAGGGCGGTCTGGGCACCCGCGGTCAGGGTGGTGCCGTCGCTGTCCTCGTAGGTCATGCCGGTGACGGTCGGGATGGTGATGACACCGGTGGTCGCGTTGAAGCCGGGCTCCTGCGGGGTCGCGAGGACGCTGGACGCCTCGGTCTTCTTCAGGACCAGAGCCGACTTCGGGCGGACCAGGGCGCCCGACAGACGGGTCTCCAGCAGGTACTTCTGCTGGTTGTAGTCGATGTCGAAGTCCTCGAACATCGTGAGCTCGCCGCCGCGGTCGGTGCCGACGTTGTAGTCGTCCAGGTTGACGATGATGCCGATGACGTCCGGGTGCTCGTTGAGGGGCTCGACGAGCTGGATGTCCTTGACACCGAGGACCTGGGCGACCTCGCTCTTGTTGGCGTAGTAGCGACGGCCCATGCCGTCCTTCGCCTTCAGGAACTTGTTGAGCTCGCGGACCGTGGTGTACAGGGTCGGGGTGCCGGTGCCCTTGTAGAACTCCATGCCGTCCATGACGGCGTCGACGACCTCCTCGTAGGAGGAGTCCGCGTCGTTGACGTTGACGTTGAGCGTGGTGACGAAGAGCTCGTGGTCGTTGACGATGGAGCGGACGCCGACGCCGTCGGAGGCACCCAGCGGGTCCTTGACCTTGTCCGTGTCGCCGGGGGCACGGCCGTCGCCGACGAGGATCGCGCGGGCGACCTCTTCCTCGGTCATGAGCCGCATCTCGGCCTTCAGGAAGGCGACGATGTCGAAGTCCGTGATGTCGAGCATGTCGTCACGGTCGAGCTTCTGCTTCTTGTAGATCGTGGTGGGCGAGGTGGTCCGCTTCGAGACGCCGAACCACTCCTCCTCCTTGTAGTTCCCCTTGATGTAGCCCTTGGCACGGGCCTCGTCCTGGGTCAGGTCGGCCGTGAAGGTCTTGATGCGGGAGAACGGGGTCTTGCGGGTGCCGTTGAGGACGGACGAGACCCACTCGGTCCGGCGCTTCTCGAGGTCGATGGTCCCGGTGGCCATCTTGGCGTCCGGGAACAGGGTGTCGATGTTCTCGATGCCGTGCTGGAGGGCGTAGTTGTTGACGGCCTCGCGGATCGAGCCGACCTTCACCGCGTCGGCGAAGATGCCCTTGACGTCGTCCTGGGTGAGCGCGTGCTTCATGGACCCGCCGGACTTGGTGCTGGCGGCGTTCTGGTCGAATACGTTGCGCGACATGCCGTCGCCTCCTTCGTGGGTGATGGTCGTGCCGGTGGCGGAGTGAGCCGCGGAGGTCTTCGCGTCCTCCAGGGCGACGCCGATGAGGTAGTGGACGACGTTCCTCTGCTCCTCGTCCAGGGTGTCGTAGACGTCCTGGATGGTCATGTCGTCGTCCGCGTGCTCCAGCTCGTCGTCCTCGTCGTCCTCGTCGTCCTCGTCGGGCGAGTGGAGTGCGTGGTCCAGGGCGATGCCGGTGTGGATGACGGCCTCCTCCTCGGACTCGAAGACGGAGCCGTCGCCGTGCTGGATGTTGACGTAGTCGATCGTGGCGCCGGGATTGGCACCGGCGAGGACGAGACTCACCTCGCGGATCACGCCGTGCATGACGTTCTTGGCCTTCTCCACCAGGTTGTTGGCGTAGATGGACAGGAACTTGATGTCGCCGTGCTCGACGAGGGTCCGGGCGTTCTTGCCCTGCTCCGTGTCGTTGAAGAAGGCGTAGGCGTAGACGCCCTCGTCCCGGTGCTCCAGTACGGCGTGACCGAGGACGTTCTTGGCGTCGCTGTGGCCGTGCTGCCAGACCAGCGGTACCTGCTGGTGGTGCATCTGCTCGAATGCGCCGCGCATGATCGTACGACCGTCGGTGCACTTGAGACCAGCCTTGGTGGCCCAGCCGCCGAAGTCAGCTTCGATAGCTCCCATTTTGACCGTCTCCCTCCTACTTCTTCGCTGTGGGTTTCCGGGCTCCGACGGAGCCGTTCTTGCGCATCTTCTCGATCCGCTCTTGGATGGTTTTGATCTTGCCCTTCAAGGACTTGACCTCATCGGCGAGGATCTCGTCCTTGTGCTTCTCGTAGTACTCCTTCGACTTCTTCGCGGCTTCGGCCTTTTGGGCAGACGTCTGCTTCTTGGCCGTTGTCTTGGAAGCGGTCGACTTCTTCGGAGCATTACTGCTGGGCTTGACCCCGCTCCGAGCCTTGGCTTGCTTGGTCAGCTCAGCCAAAGCAGTCCGAAGCTTTTCCAGGCGAGCCTTGAGGGCGTTCACCTCGGCTTCGAGCTTTCTGCGCCGTTCGGCTTGTCGCTGAGCCCTTGTCTTGGTAGGCGGCTTGGGCTTAGCAGTGGGCCTACTTGTCGACGTCTTGACTGCTTTCGCCGTACGTCCCTTGAGCTTGCGAGTCTTCAGGTAGTACTCGCGCCTCTTGGCTGGGTCGTACGCGTGTTCGAGGTCGTTAGCCACCTTCATCGATTCCTAGATCGCTGAAGATCGTATCGACGAGAGCGTTGACTTCCGCTAGACCGCTCTGAAGCAAGTCGTCGCCTTCGTCTTCCTCGTCGAACTCCTCGAGCTCTTCCTCGGGTGGTGGAACACCCACGCCGGTGTCGGCTTGAGGCATGTTGCTGTTGACCAACTGATCGGCCTTGGGGTCCTTTGAGGGCTTGAAGCCGATGCCCTGACGGATCTCGTTGGCCGACAGAATTTCGTTCCGTGTGAACTTGTCGGCGACCTCGGCCACCTGCTCCATGGGAACGAGATCGAACGGGTTGCGGAAATAAACGATCGACTGACCCTGAGTACGGGCAGTCTTGGTCAGGAAGGAGCGCTTCATGGCCTCCGTGATCGCCTGCACAATCGGCTTGATGGTCCGATTGAAGTAGTTGATCATGGCCTTTTCATCGGCCGTCCCGTTCATCACTTCTTCCGTCAGACCGAGCTGGGAATATAGCATCCCAGTGAGGTATTCGATCTGCTTCAAAAGGTTGTTCTCGATCGGCCGGTTCAGCTGCTGGATCTTCTCGGTACCGTCGGTGTAGGCGATACCGTACTTACTCCCCGTCAGCTGAAACTCAATATCCTTTCGCCGTTGTTCGGCTTGCTGCCGACGGGCTTCGGATTTGATCACGTAGGGGAGCTGGATGATCATGTCGAGCTTACCTGAACTCGACTGTTCGTCCACGGAGTCCAGCATGTTCAGCTTACGAATAAGCCGCTGAAGCGTCGAGTTCGGTTCGTTCATGACCGAATACAACGGGTTCTCGACGATGGCCGTGGTCTTCTTCGGGACGGTGACTTGCTTCCGTTGTCCGTCCCGTTCGTCGTAAAGATTCACGGTGACGTGCGCGGGATGCCATGCCACGATCTCGCCGACTCGAAGAGACTTGATGATGAAGCTGGAGGATATGGCTGGATCGATGTCCGTATCCACCGGAACGATGGCGGCGACGCCGTGTTCGAACAGCGTCATCGCTATGTCCTGACGGAATTGCCGAGCCCCCTGGTCGAGGTTCGGTTCTACCGTAAGACAGTCCTGGAGGAAGCTGCTGATGTCCTCGAGATAACGCCCCTCGTCGTCCAGTCGGGCATGTCGGATGTCCACTCCGGACACGTCGATTCCCAACCGGGTGTAGATCGAGGAGATGATGGATCGTTCACTGGAGTACGATCCTCGCGTCCTCTGAGGGGCGTAAGAGCCGTACGATCCGTGCCCACCATGGGAGTGAATACCGAGGTACTTCTCTTCGAGGAACAAGTTCCAGCCGTGCTTCAGACCCTCCTTCATACGAGAAAACAAGTTTGCCATTAGTCACCTCCTTCCTGAAAGCGTGACTCTGGGTCAGCCGATACCCATGTCCCTGAGCAGGTTACGGGCGGCTTCGTGACCCTTGGGATCCTTGGCTTTGGCGTAAGCCTTCTTGCCCGCGTTGACGATGGTCTTGTCGATGCCGGTCTTGTGAGCGTAGAGCGCACCACCAACGACGATTGCTGTTGCGGCCGAGGCGTACTGAGAGTTTCCGTTGAGGATATGGCGTGTGCCACGGATTCCCTTACCGGCACTCTTCTTGACGTTCTTCCGCTTTCGTTCGCCGCGTGCCTTCTCGGCGTGCCTGGACATGTCCTGGTTGTTGAGGTGCTGGTCGAAGGCCTTCTTGTAGTTCGGGTCCTTCTTGGCCTTACCCTCGACCTTTGCCTTGATCAGCTTACGTCGAGTACCGGCACCTTCGCCGTAGAACATCTTGGCTCGGGCGAACTCCTTCGCATCCTTCCGAGCTTCTCGGTTTGTGCTTCGAGAAACGCCCGACGGATCGCTACGGCGAACACCCCACTTCATACCCTTGACACCGTAGTGAGTCAGGTCGTCGAGTGAGGGCTTCTCGTACGCAGAAAAGTCTCTCATTTTGAACCCTCCTCTCGGTTACAGGGACGAGATGTTGTAGACGCCGTTGCGCCTTTGCTTGGAGTAGTTGGGACCGTTCGATCCTCGTCGAGGAAGACCCATGGCTGCTGCCGCGGCGGCTTCCCCTCGCTTGGTCTGGGCCCGTTGGGCGATCGAACCGGACGTGAGAGAACCGATCTCGATGAGCTGCGGTGTGGCGTAGAGAGCACCGGCGGCAGCGAGACGGATCATCGCCTTGTTGCGGAGAACTCGGTTCTTCGCCGTGGCGTGGTTCTCGTCCTTCCGGTTCATCCGCTGGTTGATCTTCTTGGCGGTCCGCTTGCCGTAGAGCTTGGCGTCCTGAGCCCGGGTGCGGTCGGTGTAACCGGGGTTGGGCTTGTTCAGTTCGGCTCGACGGACACCCCACTTCATGCCCTTGACGCCGTAGTGGACGAGTTCGCTCATCTCTAGACCCCGCGGTCGCGGATGTCGAAGTCCGACTTCTTGTGAGCGGACAGAGCGAGGCTCGAGACGCTGATCGATCCGTAGGCCCGGATGATGTCGGTCGCCTTGGCCTTGCCGGTGGCGAGACGTTCGATCTGGCCACGCTTGTCAGCGGCCCGACGTGCTGCCTCACCCTTCAGACCACGGTTGACGACCAGATTGGCCACGCTCGAACCGCCGAGCGTCACTGCCTTGTCGACGAGTGACCCCTTGCCCGCGGCGACACGCTCGTTTCGCATCGCCCGGAGGTGCAGATCACCGGTACGACCCTTGCGGACACCCCACTTCATGCCCTTGACACCGTAGTGGGTCAGTTCCTTGCCCATGGCTATTACCCCCTTTCAGGGCTCACTCGAATTGCTCCTTGTTGAGCTTGAACGCGATGAATGCGTCCATCAAAGCAGCGACGTTGTCGATCTTCCCCTCTTGACGCTTCTTGAGAAGCTTCCGGTTGCCGTTGGTGTCCTCCAGTGTGATGGAGTTACCCATGGCAAAGGTCATGAGCGCCTGATCAAAAATGAGCAAACGTTGGCCACTAAGAGTCTTGAGTTCCCCAAGCGGGACAGACTCAGTCCTCGCCCCCTGAATAACCTTTTCGATTCCGTACGGCCCGTTCTCCGTCTCCCATCGGGCCACGAACTCCTTTGCGTTGTAGGGGTCGAAACCAAATGCGCGCACGTCATAGCCACATTCCTGGATATGGGCATCCAGGTCATCATAGACTTCCATCATGTCGAGGATGGTGCCCTCGAAAATGTGAAGGCTTCCCTCGTTGATGAAGTCGTTGTACTTCTGGCGCATAGCCCCGGGAAGCTTCATCAGCGTCAGTGACGTAATGTAGCTTCGGGTCTTTACTCCGAATTTCCCACCTGGCAGTGGAAAGAGGAATGTGAATGCACAGAAGTCGTCACCCTGAGAAAGGTCGGCGCCCAAAGCACAAGGCATCGACCAGAATTCCCGGTAAGGATGAGGCAGGGTCTCCTCGTAAGTGAAGAAGTACGTGTAACCCTCCATCGGAATACCGAAGCGCTTCGCCAGAATGTCATTCCGGGAAGCCGGGGCCTTTTCGGCTCGTTCAACATCCAGTTGGTAGGTGTCATACGTGACAGTCTTCCCGAGGTTGGGATTGGCTTTGGGCCACATCGCCGGATTACCGACTTCCTCCAGCTCGTCCAGCTTGTAATGCCAGATCGAGATGTGGGGTGCTTGGTACTCACCCTTGAGAATATCGGCTAGCTCCAGCTTGATGGTGTCGCCGCTGCCGTTACGCACGGTTCCTTCTGAACTGACAGCCACGATGAGGTAGTCGTCGAGTTTAGAAGCACCCTGTTCGATGGCGCCGATGACATCCTCTCGGAGATCGCCGGACAGCCACTCGTCAACCGTCGCTACTTTGGTCCGAAGGCCTTGGAGCTTGTTGATGGTCATTGGCCGGACCTCGAGCATCGAACCCGTGAGGAAGTTCTCGACGCCCTTCTTGGTGGCAGCCAGTTTGACTCGGTTGGCCTTGGAACCAGTTGTGTTCTGAAGCGAACCCTCGGTGAGAAATGAGAAGAGAGGGCCGCGGCTCCGGGTGATCGCAGTACGGATCGGCTGCATGACCTCTTCGGCCTGCTTCATGGTCGGAGCCGTTGTGATCTGGTGCGTCGTCGACGTGTCCACGTTGAGGAAATAGCTCTGCAAACACGATTCGTAGAGCGACTTCGCTGCACCTCGAGCCACGATGAGATACTGCTTGGTCGTCAGACGCTTCTTGATCACCTTGTCGGCATACCTGCCTGTTTCCGGATCGTAGATGCTCCGGTTGACGAAGTAGTACCAACAGAAAATCTGCTCGGCCCAGAGCTTGAACGTGTCGAGCAGATGAAGGTCACTGCCGTCAGTGAGCGTAAGCTCCTTCTCGCAGTAAAGGACGAAACCCTCGACCGGATCCGCGTCGTAGTAGATGTTCGGGTTGGCGATGAGTGCATCGATCCGGTTCATCTCCAGGGAGACTTCCCGGTTGACAGGAATATCGCCCCGCAGTACCGCATCACGGAACTTCCCGTAGTAGTACGGGGTCGCTGTGTTGGACATAGCCATCGACAGCCCTCCCTTCTACTATCGAGTCATGCGCCGGACGACTACCCCAGCACCAGCAGCGGCGGCAGGACCTGCACCACCGGTTGCGTACCCGAAGCCTGCGGCAGCGGCAGCCTTCATCCCGGTCTTGATGGATTCACCGGCCGGGGTGTCCAGGAATTTGCGGACGTTGGCGTAGGTCTGGCCGTAGGCGAGGTACTTCTTGACCTGGTCGTGGCCCCGGTCGGCTGCTGACTTGCCCGGAGGGCTGGACATCAGCTGTGAGTACTGCCGTTCCAGGTTCATGCGCTCGATGAACTGCCGCATCTCCTGGTTGCTGAGCGAACCGGTGCCCTTGGTCTGCACCTTGTTGTGCAGCCTCTCAGCGGTCTTCGCGTCGTCCGACAGCGTGGGCTTGGGTGCCGACTGAGCACGAGCGAGTTGGGCATCGCTACGGCGGACGCCCCACTTCATGCCCTTGATTCCGTAGTGAGTCAGACTACGGGATCCGCCGGGACGGTCGGGTCGGTCCATGATTCCTCCTCCCTCATGACATTCAGTCGCCATTCGAACTCGGCGATCTGCTTCTCCATCGCATCGATCGCGTACGAAGTTCCCGGCGGGTCGAACATGAGACGTACCTTCAGATAGAGGTACGTCTTGACGAGGTTGAGCCGGGGATCGGTACCGATGAAGGAGTCCCACGTGGCCGTGTCATCTTCGATCGAGTAACCGTTGGCGGGTCCGATCCCAACCTGGGTGAGGAT